TCTGCGGTCGTCGAGGCCCCAGGCGGCGACGACCTCGAGCTGACGGTCGAGGAGCAGCGGACATGATCGACATGATCTCGCTCTCGTGGAACTCGTCGTTCGAGCCTAACTCTTACGACGCAAACGCCCACATCGGCGCGCTGATGCAGGAGTTCCGCACGCTGCCGCGGCACATCGCGAGGAAGCACCTGAAGGCCGCGATGCGGCGAGTGCTGCGGCCGGCCGTTCCGATCCTGCGAAAGAACACGCCGCCGCTCGACACGCGACGCGGGAGGCGGAAGAAGGGCGAGAAGAAGCGATCGAGCGGGGCGCTGCGGCGATCGGTCACCGTGCGGACCGGGCAGACCGGAACGAACGCCGCGTTCGACGCGTTCATCTACGGCGTCCTCGGGTACAAGGCCGGGCCCGAAAGCCGGAAGGCGATTTGGCTTCAGTTCGGCACGGCCTCTGGCGTCAGGCCCTATGACATGATCGGAAAGACCATGAGGGAGTTCGGGCCGGTGGCGGCCGGGAAGCTCGCAGACGAGATGGCGAAGGCCCTGGAGAAGGCCGCGGCGGAGCGAGCCTCGGGAGCAAACCCGGGCATGTCGAAGCGCGGAGCCGCCGCCGGCATTACCCCACGATAGGAGCAACATGCCCACGCCCCATGTCTGGCTCAAGGAGTCGATCGAGGCCGCCACGAGCTGCACGGCGTGGCCGGTCGGCATGACCGGCACGCAGCCCCCCCCATTCGTGATCTACGCCCGCGAGGGCACGACCCGCGAGCTGACGCTCGACGACGCCCTCGACGACGAGCCGCTCCCGGCCCTGGTGCCCCCGACGGCCCGGTTCCTCGTGGCGGTCTACGCCGACGACTACGTCTCGGCCTGGGCCCTGGCGAGCCTGATCACGGCGGCGATCGACCGGTTCCGCGGCACGGACCACGGGACGACGATCGATCACTGCCTGGTCCTCGACGAGCGGGACGGCCAGCCCGACTACCTCGAGGGCCGGGAGACCCCGACCTACACGGTCGAGCTGTCGGTCGAGGTCCGCTGGCACGAGTGAGATTCGGCACCCGACCCGGCCCATAAAATCGACCGCACCAGCTCACAGGAGGCCCCGCGATGTCAAACCCCGCGACGTTCGTGACTTCGCACGGAACGACGTTTTCTTTCAAGACGAACCTCTACAAGTGCATCGACATCAGTCGCGAGCAGTCGGCCCCGTCGCGGGAGCGGATGGACATGACGACGCTCGACGTGGCCCACGGCGGGACGGCGGTCATGGTCCTCAGCCCGATCAAGCCAGCCGCGGATCCGAAGAAGTTCACGATCACCTACCGGACGATGTCGAATCACGTCGAGATCGTCGAGGGAGACGAGGGCGCGCTCGTCACCACCGGCGGCAGCGGCAACTACCGCGTGACGAGTCACAGCGTGTCCCGGAAGACCGCGGCCTACGTCGAGGGCTCCGCCACGTTCGAGGAGCTGATCACCGCCGAGCTGACCGCCGCGGGCCTGACGATCACCTGACGAGGGGTGACGCATGCCCGGTTACATCTCGTCTCATGGCACGTCGGGATACCCGACCCGGGTCCTGTTCGGGAACGTCGGCATCGGCTACCTGACGGACCACGATGTCGACGCCCAGGCGGGCCAGCTCTTCGAGAAGACCCACGTCTCGAGCACCGTCGTCGGCACAGGGGCCGATGCCCGCGTTCTGAAAAGTTACGACTGCACGTCGATCGAGCCGCCGACGATCTCGCTCCGTTTCTGGGGGCCGCCGTCGTTCTCGGTGTTCGACTGCGGGAAAAAGGCCTTGATCGAGTTTGACGCGCCGGGAGACTACATATCGGGCGAGGCGATCCTCGTCTCCTGGAAGCACGCCGGCCGAGCCGGGCAGTGGTCCACCGGCGAGGCCGTGTTCCGTCTGACAGGAGTCCTACAGTGACGCTGACGTTCGACGAGTTGCTCGACCTGGCGGCCCGCGACGGGAAGCCGATGGAGATCGAGATCCGGTCCCTCGGGAAAAAAGTCTTCATCAGAAACCCGTCGTCGGCGGATGTCGACGAGTGGCGGCTCTACGCGAACCGGAACCAGGGCACGGGAAAGCCGATGGCGGCGAAGGTCGTGCAGATCATGCTCTGCGACCAGTTCGGCGAGCGGATCGTCCCGCAGACCGACGAGGCCCTCGCGGCGCTCGCGGACGGGAACCCGAAGGTGATCGACGAGATCGCCCTCCGGTGCATGCCCCTTCTGAAGGAACCGAGCGATGACGACCTGGAGACCGAAAAAAAAGACTGAGGGCGAACCCGTGGGAACTGTTTGCCCACCGGCTCGCCCTGGAACTGGGGATAGCGGATGTCGAAAAGCTGAAGCGGGAGGTCTCGCGGAAGCAGATGGTCCGGTGGCTGGCGTTCTACCTGATCGAGCCGTGGGGCCAGCCCTGGCTCCGGGCCGGGAGGATGACGAGCATCATCCGGGCCGGGCTCACCGGAAAGTTTGATCGGCACGACGAGGAGCGGTTCCTGATCACCTACAGGGAAGGCGACGAGCATCGATCGAAAACGCCCCTCACGGACGAGGAGCTCGCGGCGAAGTTGGCAGACCTGCCGGGACTGACACGGAGGAGTAAACCATGGCGGCAATCGGCAAGGTCTCGGCGATCTTCACCGCGAACGCGTCGGGGCTCGTAACCGGGGTCAACCAGGCGTCGGCCGCGATGCGCAAGATGCAGACGAGCGTCTCGTCTCTGGGCGGCGGCATCCGCTCTCTCGTCGCGATCCAGGGGGCCCAGCTCTTCGGCTCGATCGCGAGCTCGGCCACCGGCTACGTCCGGTCCCTGGTCTCCATGGGCCAGGCCCAGGCCGACGTGATCGACTCGCAGTCGAAGCTCGCGGCCCGGCTCGGCATGACGTATGGCGAGTTCGCCGGCCTGTCCCTCGCCGGCGACCTGGCCGGCGTCGGGATGGACTCGATCGCCGCGGCCGCCACGAAGGCCGACGTGGCGTTCATCCGCGCGTCCAACGGCTCAAAAGAGGCCGCGGCCGGGTTTGGGAATCTCGGCCTGTCCCTCGAGGAGCTCGGCGGCATGTCGAGTGCCGAGCGGTTCCAGGCGATCGCTCAGGCAATCGCGGCCCTGCCGTCGGAGGCCGAGCGGTCCGCGGCGGCCGTTCAACTATTCGGCGGGGCCGGGGCCCAGCTTCTCCCGCTCTTCGCGGGCGGAGCCCAGGGCATCGCCCAGGCCGTCGAGCAGGCCGACCGGCTCGGGCTCGCGCTGACGGACGCCCAGGGGAAGGACGTTAGCGCGATGAATAACGCGTTCACGCTCGCCGGGAAGGCGATCGAAGGCATCATCGGCCAGGTGACGGCGTATCTCGCCCCGGCGATCAAGGCGATCGCGGACACGTTCACGTCGTTCGTCGGCTCCATCGGCGGGGCTAACATCGGCCAGGCGATCGGGGATGGGATCCTCGCCGGGGCGCGGTTCCTCGCCGGCATCGGCGACTGGTTGATAACGAACCTCTCGGGAGTCTGGCAGTATGTCTCCGAGGTCGGCGTCCAGTGGGCCTCGGTCGTGGACTTCCTAAATCGCGTGTCGTCGATCGTGGCCGGCGTGTTCTCGGCGGCGCAGGCCCTGTTCCTCGGCATCATCGGCGGCTTCAACGCGGCCGTTCTCGGGCTCGCGAGCATCGCGCAGCAGATCGGCAAGTTCCTCCGGTTCGACACGTCGTCGATAGACGAGATCGTGGCCGGGTCGGAAGCCTTCGCCAGCAACATCAACGCCCAGATCGTGGAGTCCGGCGCAGCCTCGGCCGCCGCGTTTCAGAACGCGTTCGCCGAGACCGCGCAGCCGATCGGCCAGGCGGTCGCGGGGCCGCTCACGACCGCCCTGGACGCCGCCGTCGCCCAGGCGGAGGCATCGGCCGCGAGCGTGTCGCAGGCTGGGGCCGGGGCCGCCAGCCGAATCACCGAGGCCGCCGCGGCCGCCGTTGAGCCGCAGGCCCTGAAGGGGGTCGACTCGCGGTCGTCCGAAGGCGTGGCCGAGATGTTCCGGATCATGCGAGGCACCGGCGGCGACGTGCAGGAGCGGCAGCTCGGCGTGCTCGAGCGGATCGCCGAGGCCGTCGAGGGCCAGGAAGCCGACCCCGCGTTCCCAATGGAGTAAGCCATGGCCTGGGTTTCCTACGATCGCGTCGTCCGCGGCACCAGCGTGTCGGGCAAGTTCGGAGAGTCCATGCGGGCCATCCGGAAGTGGACGATCCGCGTCGACTCACCGCTGACGACCGAGGCCGAGATCATCGGCGGCGTCACCGCGACCATGGGGGTCACCTGGGGCTCACCACACCCCGAGTTTCCCGCGCTAAAGGCCCTGGAGCTGGAGCTCTCCCCCGAGACCGACGACGGTATGCGGTGGCTGTTGACGATCAACTATTACATTCCGCCGCCGAATAAGGTGATCAAGGAGAACGGCATCCCGGAGGATGTCTGGGAGCGGTCCGGCGGCACCACGACAGTCCCGGCGTTCACCGACAACAGCGGGGCCACGATCACGAACGCGGCCGGCGATCCGCTCGAAGGTTTGGAAAAGGAACGCGAGGAGACGAGCTGGACGCTCACGAAGTATTACGAAAGCGAGGCAACGCTCCAGGCCGACATCGTGGCGTATGCCGGGAAGGTGAACTCCGGGACCTGGGCCGGCGGGGCCGCGAAGACTTACAAAGCCTATTTCAAGAGCGCGAGAAAGCAGTCGATCTCTAAGCTCGACGGGGACGACGACGCCGGGACGATCGACTTTGTGGAAAGCCGGTGGGAGTTCCGCTATGAGCCCGACACTTGGAAGGCGATGCCGTGGGATGTCGGATTCATGGAGCTATACAACGGCCCCGTTTGGCAGAAGCGGGTGATCCTGGGGAACGACGGAAAGCCGGTCAAGCAGCCGGTCGCGCTCAACACAAACGGCACGAAGAAAGATCCCGGCCAGGCCCCGAGCGTGATCAAGGGCGGAGCCGGCGTCGATTTGTACGCGACCGCAAACTGGGCGACGGCCCTCGGCACCCCGGCGATTCTCTGATGGCACGAACCGTAAGACTTACCGAAGACGCAGCGCGTCGCATGGCGGCCGCGACCCGCGCATACGAGCGCGGAAACCGCGACCAGTCCGCGGTGATGTTCCGCCAGGGCGGCGAGGACGGCGATCCCGTGCGGCTCGGGAAGACCACGGCCGCGTGGGCGAAGGGCACGACCGCGACGATCAACGTCTGGGAAAGCGGAACGCCTCCGAACGAGACCCAGACCACGGGGCAGACGCTCGAAAACTGCGTGAACAAGTTCGCAAACGTCGCGACGGGGAAGTGGGTGATCGTCGCCCGCGGCGGGAACGGGTACTGGTACCTGATCGCGGCGGAGTGCTCGTGATGGTTTTGCTTCCGGGATGCGAGTGCTGCGGATGTAACGTCAATGCGTTCTACCAGTGGGGAGGGGAGAACTCCGGGGCGCTGGGGCCCTTCTTGACTATCTACCCGTCATCGCCGCATTGCGTAAAAATCGTGTTCGTGACGAGTTCCTTTTCTGTGACCGTGCGGATTCGCGCCCGCAACTCTTCAAACGGCCAGACGCAAACGCTTTTCGATGGCACGTCCGAATCGCAGGAGTTCTGTTTCTTCAAGGGGCCAGGGTTCGACCAGATCTCAATAGAGGCGTTCAACGCCGCGGGGTCGCCCGGTTCGTTCACGCTGACGTGCGACGACTGCGACTGCAACGAGTTCCCATGATCACGGGCCCGAGGTCGCATTTCATCGCGCGATGCGTGTCCCGCGGCTATCGGCCCGCGGACGTTCGCGCGTGCATCGTCCGCGAAGACGGCGACACGATCACCGTCGACGAGACGCACCCCGCCTACCCGCGCCCCCGGCCCGGCCTGGGCGACATGGTCGCGGCCGGCCTGTCGGCGGTCGGCATCACGCCCGAGCGGGTCTCCGCCGTGATCGGCGGCCCCTGCGGGTGTGAGGAGCGGAAAGAGGCCTGGAACGACTGGGGGCGTGACCACCTGGGCATAGGTTGACTCGCCCGCCCGGCCCGCGAGACTCGTCGGAGCATCGGCACGGAGGCTGCATGTCGTTCGCGGATCGAGTCGCGGAGCGGGCCAAGGCGAAGCCGGTCCGCCAGACCGGGTTTTTCTCGCGGCTCTCGCCCGAGCACCAGGCCGAGCTCCTCGAGGTCCGTCGCCGGTTCCAGGCCGGGGGCCTCGGGTCGGCGTCGGCCCTCGCGGACCTGCTGATCGAGGAGGCGGCCGCCGACGGGATCGAGCTCTGCGGACCCCAGGGGCTACGCGTATGGCTCGCGCGGCGCGATTAGCCGACAGGGTCGCCGGCAAGGCCGCCGCGAAGGCGGCCGGGGGCGACGGCCTGACGATCGAGGAGGTCACGAAGAAGGCCACCGGCGATGCCGTGGAGGCCCGCAGCGTGTCGCGGACGATCCGCACGGTCGAGGATCTCCTCGCCCACATCGAGGCCGACCTGACCCGGTTCGAGGTCGCGGCGTCGGAGGCGACGAAGTGGGAAGGACTCACGGCCGACCGCGAGACGGGCCAGCCGGTCGTGACCGAGCTCTTCAGGGTCTTCGTCCGGCTGCGGCCGAAGGCCGGGCCGAGCGTGGCCGAGGCGGTCGAGGCGATGATCGTCGCCGCCGGGGGCGGGCTGCGTGTTCGCGATTCGCGAATCGCGAAAGTCCGCGGCGATCGCCCCTGGGCCGTGCTGGTCGTGGCCGACACGCATTTCGGCAAGTACGCCTGGGGCCGGTCGACCGGCGAGGCCGACTACGATCTCGACATCGCGGCCCGGCTCGTCCGCGAGGCCTCGGCCGAGCTGCTCGACGCGGCCACCGAGTACGCCCCCGGCCGGATCACCGTCGCCGGCCTTGGCGACCTGTTCCACTACGATACGCCGGGCGGCACGACGACCAGCGGCACGCCCCTGGAGCGGGACGGCCGGCTCCAGAAGATGATCGCGGTCGGGACCGACGCCCTGGTCGGCGTGATCGACACGGCGGCCATGGTCGCCCCGGCCGACGTGCTGGTCGTGAACGGGAACCACGACGAGACCCTGACCTGGGCCTTCCACCGCATCGCGGTCGAGCGTTACGCCCGATCGAAGCGGGTGACGGTCGACGCGACCTACACGCCGCGGAAGTACCTGACCCACGGCCGGAACCTGCTTGGCTTCGTTCACGGCCACCGCGCGAAGCGGCGGCTCCCGCAGCTTATGGCCCACGAGGCGGCCGCGGCGTGGGCCGCGAGCCCCTACCGCGAGGTCCACACAGGGCACCTCCACCACCAGGCGGCCGAGTGGCAGCGGCCGATCGAGACGATCGACGGCGTCCTCGTGCGGATCGCCCCGAGCCTCGGGCCGGCGGACGACTGGCACGCGGCGAGCGGCTTCGTCGGGGCCCGTCGGGCCATGGAGCTCTTCATCTACGATCCGGCCGGCGGGCTGCGGGCGATGCACGTCGCCGGCCCCCGGCTGGAGCTCGGGAGGATGGCGTGAGCGAGGACCACCATTTCCTGATCCGCGGCGTCCGCGTCCTGTGGCGGTACGCCCGCCTCCGGGGCCGGGCCGCCGGCTGGAGCATCACGCCCGACGAGAAGCGGCCCCACCTCGAGCGGAAGGTCCTGATCGACTCGCGGCTCCGGTGCCGGGCCCGGCTGGAGACCGAGATCCACGAGGCGATCCACCAGCTTTTCCCGGACCTGGCCGAGGAGACCGTCTCGGGGGCGGGCCGCGACCTCGCGCGGATCCTCTGGTCGCTGGGGTATCGACGGAATGATTGACGGAAACCAACAGGGGAGGACTTCGTGATCAGGATTATCGGACTTGCGGGCAGGATCGGAGCCGGGAAGACGCTCGCCGCGTCGATGGTGCCGGCGGCGTACCCGCTCCAGTGGGCGGACCCGATCTATCGGGGCCTCTCCGCGATGCTCGACATCCCGGGCGAGGTCCTCCGGGACCGCACCCAGAAGGAGCGGGCGGTCGGAGTCGGCGGGATCGACGTGGTCCCCCGCGACCTGCTGCGGACGCTCGGGACCGAGTGGGGCCGCGAGCTCGTCCACCCCGACATCTGGGTCCGGCTCACGATGCGGCGGATCGAGACCCTACACGAGACGGTCGAGGCGACCACGTTCGCGATCTGCGGGACCCGGTTCCCGAACGAGGTCGAGGCGATCCGCGAGCGCGGCGGGGAGGTCTGGTGGATCGACCGCCCGGGCCTCGACGCCGGGCACCACACGAGCGACCGCCAGATCGGCCCGGACGACTGCGACCGCGTGATCGTCAACACCGCCGGCCCCGACGAGCTGCGGGCCGCGGTGCTCGCCGCCTGGCGGTCCTACATCTGGCAGGCCGAGGCCCCGCGCCAGGCCGGGTGATCACGCCGCCGGGGCCGGGGGCCCGGGCGGCCGGTCCTCGAGGTCGAGCGGCGGCAGGGCCGCGCACGACGACTCCTCGTCCGGGCAGATCAGCGTGTCGACGTACACGGCCTGGAGCGCGGGGTCCGCGTGATCGAGTAGCCGGGTCGCCGCGGCCCGTCCGCCCATGAGGGCGGCGTAACTCGCGGCCGTCCGGCGGAAACCGTGGAATCCCCGGTACTGAACGCCGGCCGTCCGGCACAAAACCTTCAGGCTGGCCCATTGGCTGCGACTGCGACGATCCCACGGCCAGACGAGGTCGTTCGGTCCGCGTCGCTGCTGGGCCAGCATGTCGGCGAGCTCGGCGGTGATCTGCCGCTCGATGTCCCGCGTCCTTCCCTTCCTGGTCTCGCCGCGGAAGATCATCCGCCGCCGCTCGAGGTCCACGTCGGCCCAGCGGACACTCGAAAGCGCGGTGAACCGCTCGCCCGAGCAGACCGCCGCGTAGATCAGCGTCGACCACCACCAGGACGACGGCAGGCCGCCCGTCCTGCCGAATCGCCGCCTGGCCCGGCGGACCAACTTCGACACGTCGTCGATGGTGTAGGCCCGGCCGGCGGCGAGCCGTTTGGGGACGCGGACGGGCGCGAGGTCGGGGAACTCGCGGGCGATCTTTTTCCGCGCCGCGTACCGCCACGCGGCCTGGATCATGTTCTGGTCCTTCCGGACCGTCGCCGCAGACGGCAGGCGGCCGCGCCAGCCCGGGGTTTCCGCGCGCCACCGCAGGAAGCGGCCGACCTGCATGTCGTCCAGGTCTCGGGTCGTCACCGGCCGGCCGAAGAATCGGTCGAGGCGGTCGGCGAGCATCGAATACAGGGCGATCGTCTTTCGGTCGAGGCCCTTCAGGAGTGAGTAACGCTCGAACAGTTCACGGATCGGCATCGGCATGGATTCTGTCCCTTCATGGCTTCCATG